TTGGAGACTATCTTAGGAATCCTAACCGAGATATCATAATGAACAGTTTGAAAATAAGCAAACCATCGGACACTCAGTTCGTATCATGGTTAGCACCAAACATACATCCCAACAAACTGATGTTTGTGGATGCACAAGTAAAGAGAAGGTGGAACTCTGATTACTTTTACGAAATGCTTGCTTATTCTCATGATGGGAGAATGCAACGAAAGATGACTCCACCACAAAGAAAGACATATTCTACAATACCGAAAATTCTGAGGAAGTTAAAAATGCGACATTCTCAGGTCTATCTTTTGAAAGACTTATTAAAAAACCCTGATTTTAGGGAGTATTGTAGAAAAACACTTTCTTCCTCTGAAACAAGAACATTAGGACTTGGAGAAAAGAAGAGGAGGAAAAAGACAACACCAGTTGTCGCCACTGTTGGATTGTCAAGGTGGCTAAATTAAAAATGAGGAATGAAAATGTTATGGACAGAAAAATATAGACCAAAGAGAATTGCTGACGTTGTAGGACAATACAACTTCACGATAGACGCAGAGAGTTGGGTAGAACAAGGCAACATGCCTAATCTTCTACTCTATGGAATAGCAGGTGTAGGTAAGACTGCTGCGGGAATAGCAGTAGCCAATGATATACTAAAGGAGGATAAAGACAATAACTTCTTTGAGATTAATGCATCTGACGACAGAAGACTTGAGACAGTTAGGAATCAAATCAAGGAGATAGCGTCAACCAAGAAGATTGGTAATGCACCTTTCAAGATTATACTTCTTGATGAGATGGATGGAATGACTAAGGATGCACAGAATGCACTGAAGAGAATAATGGAGAGGTATGCTGACAATTGTAGGTTCATTATCACATGTAATGAGAGACACAGAATCATACACCCATTGCAATCTAGGTGTGCTAACTATCGTTTTGATAGATTAAAGCCACAAACAATGCATCTTTTACTAACGAAAATTTTAGAAAACGAGGAAATTACCCATGTATCTAGTGATGACTTGGAAACTTTCATAGACTCGCTACATGGAGACATGAGAAGAGGGCTTACTGAACTTCAGGCTGCTATCTACGGTAAGTCCTCACTATTGAATCAGATTGACAAGAATCTTGAACCATATACTGAAATAATGCAAATGATTGATAATAATGAATATGAAAATAGTTTAGGTAAGGTGCATGAATTGTTATATAACTCAGTGGATATGAACACTATATGTGTTAATTTACATGATGTTGTGATTAAAACAGATATGCCCGCAGCCAAGAAGTTCAAAACACTAAGGGTCATCGGAGAAGCAGAGTGGAGGAGTAGCAATATGACTCCGAAGTTGCTTGCATCTTGGATGATAGGACAGTTGATGTGATGATTGAATTACTATTGGGGTTGGTATTTTTGAGACAATTGATTAGATGGTTAGATTCCCCAAAAAGGAGATTTTGAAATGAGGTATGAATATGAAAATGGATATTGAAGATGTTAAACATCTACTACTACGCTATGAGATAATAGCGTTAGGCGGTGCATTGCTGATTGTACTGCCTATACTAAACACGTTAGGTTATATCAGCGTAGATTCCAATTTCTTTTGGATATTGTGTGGCGTAGTCATGCTGACAGAAGGACTAGTGGAAATAAGACATGAAAGAAAAAGAATGAAAACAAAGGAGGAAAATAAAAATGAATGATGAAATAAAAAATGAAATTGAAAAAGCAGCAGAACTGCTAGGGATGTCCCTAGACGATGCGACAGCGAGGTTCGAGGACATCTGTTCCAAGAACAACGTTGACGCAGATAAAGAGCCTTTACTGGCTCGTAGTCTTTGGCGACAGTTCTTTAGTAATTCTAGGAATGCACTGAAGAGACAACAAACACAACCAACAGGTCAGCAATCTGATGGACTATACAAGAGAGCCTTTGGCTTCTTTGTATCCCTGAATGATGCTATTGATATGTCTGCACGAAGCCGTGAGAGACTAACTAATGAGTACATGAGAGACAGTGATATGACCTACTCTCTTGGAAGAGTTGCTATCTTCACAGAAGATGGTGATGGCTACGAAGCACGAATGATGCGTGATGGCGAAGAGATTGTCAAGACAATGGGCAAACTACCTGAGAACCATGTAGAAGTTGACAGTGGAAGATTTATCGTACCACTAGATGCAAGACAGGGTGATTGGAATAAGAACTATGGAAAGCCACAGCCTGTATCTGAGTATCAGAGAAAGGGTGTATTCGTTGGCGAAGTGAATGGTAAGATGGGTAAGTATTTCTTCTCATACAAGAAAGAACACTGTGTTAACTTTGAACCTAAGACTTTCGAGTTTATCCACTTCGATGTGATACCGAACTCCAACAGGGACGATATGATTCACGGTGGAGCAAATACAACACTAGAGTCTCTAGTATACAACGCAGACTTGACTGATGATATGAAGAGAGATGTGTCTACCATAGATGTATCAGAGGCTATCATGGAATACTGTCAGGGTAATTACAGTCCACTGATTGCATTGGACAAGTATCACCAAACTGCTAACAACAAAGCAAATTGGGATGATAAGTTTGTCTTCACAGATGGAACTGTCAACAGTATCAACGTAACCCCTACGTCAAACGGTAACAGGATAGTAAACCTTGATGACCTTAACACGGACTTTGACTTTGATAATGACGGGTGGAGTGGAACTACATGTTGGATTCCTGAGAACATACCGATTAACTTCGGAATTGGCTCACAGGTTCTTGTCGTTGGTAGAACTTCACAAGGAACTGACCAAGAAGGAAACATCCGACCTGTCAGTATTAACGTTACAGGACTACATGTAATCAACAGCAGAGGGGGAATTGCTGAAGAAGTAGAGTTTGTAGACGAATCAGAAGATTGGTTCTTTGAGTAGGTGTATGCAATGGAATACAGTATAACTACTGATTCCAACGGGGGTCTCGTTGTTCATGGGAGGAGTTTTGCTTTTCTCATGGATGACGTAGACTTCCTAACTTGGAAGTACAATCCCGATACGGGAGACTATTGGACGAAGTTTCACTTCGTATCAAAGGATGTTAGGCTAAAGGTATCCCTAGCAGAACTTAACGAACTACTAAGTAAATGGAAGGGTATTACATTCAACCCTAATGAATATAACAATGGTGATAGAAATGAGTTGGACAACAACAGATAAAACAAAAGCAGTAACAACGAAAGAGTCTGATAAGGGGCAATACGCTCTCCGAAAGGAGGCTATGCTTCAACAGATTAAGGAGCGACAGGAGAATAACAAGTCGTTCCTATGTCTTGGTATTTGGGGTGAACCCAAGTCAGCAAAGTCAGCAACCGCTATGGATTTGCTAACTGAGGAAGACATAAAGAATGGGCAACATGTTCTAGTGTTTGATTTTGACAATAGAGCAATAGATGTGAAGCGTAATCATTACGATAACATTGAGAATCTAATTGTCTACAATCCTATTGTAAGAAAGGATGGTAGCCTAGTTGACTTCGATGAAACGATGAACAATGCTAGAGCATTCTATGAGATGGCAAAAGAGTATCTTGCTGAAGACAAGTTGAAGGCAGTCATCGTAGATGGAGCAGATAAACTCCTGACTGATGTATGTGAAACTAAGATGCGTGAGAAGCATGGTATGGATGCTGATACAGTAATCAAGCAACCGCCTTATGTTTGGGGAGATAGAAACACCCCTTACAAGAACTTCTTGCATAAGCAGATACTAGAGATGCCTTGTCATCGAATAGTGATTGCTCACTCTAAAGACAAGTATGCGGGTAATCCAAACCCCGTTGGTGTAGAGGCTAACTGGCATTCTACAACAGAAGATATCTTCACTGCAACAGTGAGAATGTCGAGAGACATCAGGAAGAATGGTGCTACCTTTACCGCTATGGTCGAGGCAAGTGCTAGGAAGCCTGAGATGATTGGAAAGAGATTGAGAGTCTTGACTATCGAAGATGGAAAGATAGATTGGGCAGGATTCCCTGAAATCAAAGCAGGAGAACTTTGAACGTAATGTAGATGTGGGTAGGGGGGAAACCCCCTATCCCTTCTGCCATTTAGGAGGAATGAAAATGAGAATAGAAATAAACACAAAAACACTAACAAACGCAATAGAAGATGTATGGATGAAAGGTAAGTATCACAACGGAGAGTCAGCAAAGAACAGTCAGTTAACTGACTATGCTATGCTTGAACTAGTACAGGATAACTTACTGAATCTGTACAATGCAGATAATCAAACCATCTGTCGAGTATCTATTCCTGTAATACGAAACACAGGAAGAGATGAACATAATATGATGGTTGTTGAGATAGATAAGATACTAAAGTATCTGAAGACATTCACAGGAGATACTGTTCTGTTAGAAGTAGCAGACTATATTCTGCTGCAATCAGAAGGTGGTGGTAAAAGAGCAAGCCTTCCACTGGTTGTGAATCACCCAAATGCATCAATGATTGCTAGGATACAGAACTTCACAATCACACCTGAGAAACCTGTGTTTAGCAGTGTCAACTTTGAGACTGTAATAACAACAGGGTCTAACATACTTACAGATGCAATCAAGACTTGTGATGTAATCAACAATGCAAAGTATATGTTTAACACAGATGGTGAAGATTTTCACATATGCAGTAGAAAGTCTGACATTGATATGGTAGACGTAGAAGTATCTACTCTATCTATTAGTGGTGAAGCATCAACAGTAGAGATAACTGGTCAGTTCCACAAGTTCTTTCGTGGTACTGTACCTGTCACTATCTATTTGAAAGACGAGTCTCCTGTCATTTGGGCAGGTGAAGATAGAATATTAATCAAAGCCCCATATATTACACGGTGATTACATGATAATAGCAAACACGAAAGACGGCATTCTTCTAAGATGGAGGGATGAGGAAGATAGAAGAGTAGAGAAGTCTATATCATTCAAGGAGTTCAGTCCGTATTTCTTTATTCGTAGTGCCGATTATGCGGATGATAATTCAACTGGTCTAATACCAGTGAAAGAAGGCTACCGAGGAAAGGAAGGTATAATGGTTCAACTTTACTTTGAACAAGGTGACTGGAAGAACCTTGAAGGAGAACAATTGACAAAGATAACATGGTCTCCTTCCAAGACAGGTAAAACAGAAGCAGGAGCAATGACACATAAGGTGAAGACACATTACCATGACAGAGACATTCAAACATACGAGGCAGATGTACAACATCATTACAGATATGCTGTTGATGAATTAGAGACAATGCCTGAATACAATCTACGCAAGTGGTATTGGGATATGGAATGGATGCAAGGAGGAGAGCATGATGGAGCGATTACTGCTATTGTAGTGTATGATAACTACGATGATGAATACTACACACTGACTTGGCAACCTGACTCTGATGAGTCTGAGAGAACAGTTCTTGAGAGATTTATTCTGATGATTACAGAGAAAGACCCTGATATGCTTATCTCTTGGTTCGGATGGAAGTTCGATTTGCCCAAGTTGATTGAAAGACTTCAGGTAAACGGAATCGACCCAAGACTTCTCTCTCCAATTCAGGAAGTGAAAGGAGTAGAATGGGATATCAAGGGAAGAAAGGTTATCTTGAAGAACAAGCAGATTGAGAATTACTCACCTATTGCACAACCAATCAAAGGTAGGATTTGTGTTCCACTGGATTTAGCATTTGAAAGACAATGGAATGATGCTCAAAGAGGGACACTACCTTCTCTATCTCTAGACTATGTATCAGAAAGCGTATTGGGAGAGAAGAAGTTAGTTAGCGAGAAGTTTCCTGATAAGAACGAGTTCTTCAGAAGAGGTTGGCAAGAAGACTCTGAAACATATCTAGAGTATGCTGTTAAAGACGTTGAGTTAATCAAGAGGATAGACGATGAGAACTTCACTACTGAAGCAATACTCTCGTTACAACGTTTGCTGATTGCTCCCTTCGATGCTTGCTTCTATGCTTCCAACATGGGTGGAATATACTTCATGCGGAATGCCTCATGGAAAGCCCCTACGGGCAGAAAAGGTGACAGGGTAGAGTATGATGGTGCAATGGTCTATGACCCTCTCAGTGAGGCTACAAATGGTCTTCATTTGGGTGTTGCAGCATTTGACTTTGCTGGTCTATATCCATCTATGATGATAGCAAGAAACATATCATGGGAAACCAAGTCTGCAACCATTACTGAGTTTGGTGTAAATCTGAAGACTCCTAAAGACTTCTCTGAAATTAAAGACCATGACATGAGATACTACAAGACTGATAGTTTAGGATTGTTACCAAAGGCTGTCTTGGAACTAAAACAGTTGAGAAACGAATACAAAGTGAAAATGAAAGAAAGTGAAAGTAAAAGTGAATATGTGAAATGGAACAACAACCAACTTGCAGTCAAGAGATTGATGGCATCATTCTATGGTATCATTGCGTATCAGGGATTTGGTTGGGCTGATGTTGACCTAGCAGCGAGCATTACTGCTAGTGCAAGAGAAGCAATTCGCATTGCAGCGTTCAAAGTGAGGGAATTATAATGCCAATTAAGAGTGCAACAATAGATTTAGCAAAAGTATCTGAAGAAGACACTAAATCTGAGACTGAACTTAGAAAACAAGCGTTCACACAGATTCTAAAGGATACTAGACTGGTTATTAAGATAATAAGTCGATTACTAATCGGTTTCGTGTTTGTATACGGTGCTGTATCAATATTACAGGATGTGAATCTAATATGAGTATAGAAGAGTGGTCACAAGACCGATTTGCAACACTAGCACTACTCAGAACTGTTTTTGGTCTTGTGAAAGTGATTATTGCGGCTATTATAGCAGTGGAGTTGTTAACATGAAGGTGGTTTACGGACATACTGACTCAATTTACGTTGATATTGAGGACAATAGCATTGAAACTGCTAAACAAACTCTAAAAATACTCAATGACCATGTTAGGAAGGCATTTCCTAACGTTATGGGACTAGAAGAACATCCTGTGACCCTAGAGTTTGAGAAATACTTCCGAACTTTAGGTGTTGGGGCAACAAAGAACAGAAATGCTGGCCTAATTACTTGGAAAGACGGTGACTTCCTCGATGAAGAGGAGTTTACGATGACTGGATTCACTGCTAAGAGAGTTTCATTGACAAAACTAGCAAAAGAAGTACAACTTGCTGTTCTAAACATGTGGGTAGAAGGTAAAACAGAGCAAGAAATCGTTTCTTACTTGAATGACAAGTATAATTCTGTTATGAGAGGCAAGATTCCTCTATCAGATGTTCTACAAAGAAGCAGATTTCGTGAAGAGAGATTCAGATTAGTCTGCAAGGATTGTAATCCGAAGGCTAGATTCGACAAAGGATGGAACAACAAGTCCGTAAGTGTATTCGATTTGATGAATCACGGAGGGTGCATAGATGATATGGGTAGAGTGATGGAGCATACCAACTTCGTAACTGTTGGTGGTAAAAGACCAACGTTTGGTTCAGGAGTTGAAGGTGTCTTGTTTAGTCATTCACAAGGATATGAGAAGATAGAGGACACTTATCTATACCTTAGAATTAAGGATTGTAGAGAACATTATCTGCATCCAATAACTAAGCAGTTCACTACCCCTAATTATGTGTCTAGGTTAACTGCTGATGAGTTCAGTGATTTTAGTCCTGATTGGTCTCACTACGCAGAATCAGTAGTGAAGAAAGCAGAGCCTATCTTCAGAGCAATGGGGTGGGATATCATGCAGATAAAGAAAGACACACAACAATCATCTTTGGAGGAATGGTTTTGAGGAGTTTCTACAACAGTCTATCTTGGACTAACAAAAGAAGAATAGACAAATGGAGTGCTAGGTTTAGTGCTATCAAAGACTGGATAACTCCCAAGGCAAAGAAGATGGTATCCGAAGTAGAGATACCAAAGATAGAGATGCCTAAGATGGAGATTCCAAAACTAAGAAAGGAAAAAGACGTAGAAGTAGTAACAGAGATATTTCCTGATGACCATACGTTCATCGGTTATAGAATAGAAAAACATTCTAAGGGTGATAAGATTGTCATGATACAAGAACCCCCACACCCAACAGAGTGTACTTGCAAACAATGCATGGACAAATTAGGGGACGAAATCATGAGCAGAAGAAAGGTGAATACAGATGAGACAGAGTAATACGAATGAATACACATACCAATGGAATACAGAAAACTATGGGAAAGAAGGAGAACCAATACTGAAGATATCAAAGTCTTCATTAGGTTCTTATCAATGGTGTCCTAAAAGATACGAGTTTCAGTATGTCGAAAGAAGACCAATAGAAACAACTGAAGTTATGCTTAAGGGGAGTATCATACACAATGCTAGAGAAGCATTCTTCAATGCGTTCGATGTTAAGAAAGCAGAGAACCTTTCCCATACAGAATTAGTTAACTACTGTATGAGTTTACATCCCATAGATGACTATACAGAAATGTATGAAGCAATGTCTATCTTTGAAGCAAATAGATTTATGGAATCAAGAGAAGAAGGAACTATTGATGATTTTGTTCCTGTTGTGAATGAAGTAATGCTAGATGCTAAAATAACAATTAGAAAGGATGAGAACCCTAAGTATGAATTATCACAAGACTATACTGTTCACTTACAAGGAATCATTGACAGGATGTTCAAGGAAGGAGATAGATACATCCCTATGGAATTGAAAACTGGTGGATGGAAAGACTGGAAGAAAACTATGATGAGAAAGGAGATGGCTTTCTACAAGATTCTATTTGAAAATACACCTAATGAAGAGTTAGAAGCAATGGGTATTGACCCTAGTTTACCTATCTCTCATTGGGGGTGGTATTATCCTGCTGCTAACTACATCTACGTTGAAGATGCAAAGAAGAGTAGTATGACTGCTGTTAAGAAAGGAATAGCAGAAATGATTCATTCATATGAGACTGGTATCTTCCCAACTAAGTATTTCGCAAAGACATGTTCAAATTGTAGTTTCTTCGGCATATGTGATGCTGCTAATACGGAGAGTTGGTTTTAGTGAAGTGGAAAGAATACTTTAGGCGGAAGAAAGAATACAAAGAAAGGAGGAAAAAGAAATGATAGATAAAATGGTAAAAGAAGAATTAAACCAAAAGATTTGGTCTTTCACAGAGATAGCAAATGTATCTGAGACCGTTGAAAACTTAGCAGAGGCTGTCTATGAGAAGATGCCTACTACTGATAAGTTGAAGATGGTTTGGGATACAGATGTATTCGCAGAAGAGAGAACACCGTTTGGGCAGATATACATGAACACAGTCATGTCAGAATTAAGAATAAGAATAGCAGAAATTGTAAGAGCAGAATTGCTTGAAGCAAAAGTCTCGTTTAAGGAGGTTAATAAAAATGAAAATGCCAAGAGAAGTGTGGGCAGGAAGTCATCTAAGAAACGCACCACAAATGAAAAGAAGAGTAGTGAAGACGAAGAGTGAGTTTGTTAATTGGTTCAACTCGTTCAACGGGAAAATGAACTGTTATACGACAGTCTATGACTTTGAACACTTCAAGAATGAAGTAAAGATGGAGAACTCTGTGGTATTGGATAGAGCATTCTTAGATTTCGATGCTCATGATGAACCGTTAGAAGATGCTTATCGTGACCTTAAGAAAGTAGTATCAGATTTAGTTGCTGAAGATATCGTCTTCAAAATGTATTTTAGTGGAAAGGGTTTCCATGTTTTTGTTTATGGAGAACCCGTTGATGATATCCGATGCATTCAACAGTATTATTCCAAAGTCAGTGATGGTGTGCCTACGCTTGATAGAACGGGCATACAGACTAATAGGTTGAGAAGATTACCAAACTCTATGAATCTAAGTAGTTCTGATGAAAATGGTAATCCTTACTTTTGTATTCCCCTACTTGTGAGTGATTTGGATGGTAGTCTAGATGTTATATTGGAGATGGCTAAGAAACCTAGAAAGATAGTATCAAACAACGGAACTAACCTAGTAGTATTTCCTGAGATGCAACCAATCGAGATGAGTGATATAGAGGTAGACATTCCAACACCTGTTGGTAAGATACCAATACTTCCTTGTATGCACAATGCAATTATGGTGGAGAATCCTAGTCATTATGCTAGAGTATATCTTGTTCAGTGGTATCGTGATTTACTGAGCATGGGTAATAGGAATCCAACTCCTGAGCAGAACAAACAGATTACAACCAATATAATGAACGAACTAGAAACAATAGCATCAAAGCCGGACATATGGCTTGATTGGAATGCTCCTACCACAGAGCGATATGTTAGAGGGATTGTGGACAAGGGTTACAACGCACCTAGTTGTGGCAATGTTCTAATCCCACAAGGATTCTGCGTAGGAAAGTGTTGGAGGTATCATGATGGATAAACTAAAGATTGACAGTAGAGAAGACTCTGAACTCTCAGAGTTAGTAGAAAAGTATTGTCAAGACATGAACATACCCTATGAGAAAGAGTGGTTAGACATCGGAGACTACACCTTTGCTGATGTATGCTTTGAAGCGAAGTCAACATTTGATTTCCTTTCATCTGTGATTAACAAACGACTTTGGAATCAGTTAGATAACATGGATGCGAAGTTCGTCAATAACATTGTAATTGTATATGGCAGTTTTAATGATGCTCTAGAGAATCACTTGCATTATGTCAATAACAAAGCAGGTCAAGCAAGGATGTTAAGAAACAAGTTTGATGGAGCATTTGGTAAGATAATACTCGATACAGATGCTAATATTATTTGGGTATCATCTGCTAGACAAGCAGCGAGATTAATTGCTGTTGTCTGTAAGATGCATCCAATAGACAGGGAGATTCATACTCCAAGTATTATACGAAAAAGAATAGCAACAACTGATTTGCGAGTTGATGTGCTATGTACAATAAAGGGCATCAGCCCAAAGAAAGCAAAACTCCTGATAGAAAGGTTTGGCTCTATCATGGAGATAGGAGAAGCATCCATCGAGGAGATATGTGAATTAGATGGATTCGGAAAGGTGATTGCCAAAAGGCTAATCGATGTGCTAAACAAAGAAGAAAAAATGGTGATATAAATGAATGATAAATATGAATATGATGAAGACAGACTGTATTATGAAGGACTAAGCGATGAAAACGTTTTACCCATAGAAAGAAAAAACAACTTGCCTAAGATAGTGGAAGAGTATGTTAAGAGTGCAGCAGATATGTCAAAGTATAACGAGATACCAGCAGCAATTGGTTTCTTTGTTATCTTAGGACAGTTAGCAAAAGACATGGTTGTTATACCAAGTGGTACTAGAAGAGATGACACTAGAATACAATTCATTTGGATGCAGACATCAGGAACAGGAAAAACAGAATTGTATAACTTCTTTGGGCCTGTTGCTAGGGAATCTTTCAGAATGATAAATGCAAAACACGGAACTGAGTTCAATGTCTTTTCTGTGGATGATGCTACTGATGCTGCCTTGATAGGGTCTAACACAAAGGAACGAGTAGCAGTTGAAGATGATAATGGC